GACAACTCTCCTATGAGATGTGTTGATGCCAGGACAGAGGTTGCTCTGCAGATGGCTGATATGGCTTATTTCAAGGAAAGAGGAATTAGAGAAAATAAGGCATGGTATAAAAATCACGTTTGGCGTCCGTATTTGAATTTTACGCCTTGGAATGCACCTAGAATAAAGTTAATTGAAGAGCAAGAGAAGACTACTGTTCCTTCTTTGAAGGAGCTCTCTATGCGAAGCATTTCAGGCTATAATGCGGCGATAGGTACCACTAATGGTCGTCCTCATATTATTTCCGCGATGGATAATTTGGAAGGGTCAAAATCAGTTGCTGCTATGGCTAAACATGCTCGAAACACTGATAAACTGACTGAGCCTCTTAAGGAGGCTCTTAAGTCAGTACCTGAAGCTCTTAATGTTATGTACACCGTAATGGGTGTCGCAGATAAGATAGGTACTGTTGATCCTGAAATTTCTTTCCAGCGTTGTGAAGGTATGTATTTGGGTGGCTCTGCTGGCACTTACTTGGAACAGATTCAACGTTTTAAAATTGATGGAGAAGGTGAAGAGGTCGAATTGATACGTAAGGCCTCTCAGAAGAAGATACACTCTCATTCTGCTACTCTTTATAGTGTTGCTGCTTTTCTTGCGGGGTATGACCCTCCTGAATCGATCAATACTCAGAGTTATAAAAATGAGCACTATGTTGACAAAGGACAGAAACAGAGAAATATCGAAGCTTGGGAAAGGTGGTTGGCAAAAGTAAGGACTTATGAAATACCTAATGAATTTTTCATTTGTCTTGAAAGGATTACTCAGACTGCCCGTATGCTCATGGAGCGCGGGCCATTCATCTCTGTTGGACAGAAACAGTCTCGCGGTGGTGGTGACAAGACGGCTATGCGTCTTGGGGTTGAGTTTGGCAAAGAATGGAAAAAAGTCTTTGGGACTGCCGATGTCGATGCATTGGATCAATCAATACACGCCATATTCCTACAATTATTTTACACTATGGGGGGAGTTTTTTTTAAGAAGGACCACCCTATGTATGCTGAAATGATGAGAGCTATCGATTATGTCGCCCGCACAGTGGCTGCTAGAATTGTTCGTGTATTTAAAAGACTTTGGGCTGTGGTGGTTG